AATAAAGATAAACGTCAGTATCTGATGTATTCGGCTATCAATGATTCACGTGTGCGTCCAGCACATTTGGCATTGAATCGCATTGTTTTACCGATTGATCATCCGTTTTGGCTAAAGCATTACCCTCCATTGGGTTTTCGTTGTCGTTGTACTGTCATCGCACTCACAGAGAAGCAGGCGCTTAAATACGGCATTACCCCTGATGACAAGTTGCCCGAAGTTGCAGAGGCTTTGGACTGGAGTTCACATCCTTTGCAATTTGGAGAGTTTGAGGCTTTGGTGGATCAGAAGATTTCTAAATCATTACTTGATAAGGAATATCTACTGGAGCAGAAAGAGGCAATTAAGGCTGAATGGACTGCATCTAAAAAGCTGACCAGTCTTTTAGCTCCAATGGATGATAAATCGAGAGATCTATTTAACACGGTGGCCAACAAGGTTATTCCTTTAGATCCAACCATCAGACCAAGTGCGATTAAGACTTTCTTGGATTATGTGCAGGGTAATGATGCAGCTCTAACAAGTTATCTGAATCAACCGTCAATCAGCTTAGCAGAGGATGTTCTTAAGCAGTGGCTCAAACAGGACATGCAAGCCTTAAACGCCGTGGCAAGTAATTCAGCTGCAATCGTGACAGGTGGTGTGACCTTGCAGCATGTAGTTGCTTATGAAGTTGGGCAAACCATTCAATTTAATTCGCCATTACTGTTAGCTGAAAATGCTTCCGATGTGGTGTTGCAAATTGAGAATGCGAAAGGTCTGGGCATTGATCTAAACGAATTGAATGCTGGTCATGGCGTATTAATGCCTATGGGTTTGTCATTTGAAGTGGTTTCGATTGAAGCGCTGAATGGCAAGATGATTTACACTCTTAAAGCATTGGTGAATTAGATGAAGCTTATTTTAAAAAATGGAATGAGTGTCTTATATAAAAATGGCATGTCATTAACCGGAATGAACATCGATTCAATTGTCGCGGAATCTAAAGAAGATCGGGCAGAACTTCGAATGCTTTTAACGAGTGCATTAAAAGTAGATGAGCGTGGTTGTCATGCATTAGGTCAAGACTTTGGCTCAAATGCTTTAAGTCAAAGTTCAGATGTATCAAATGGAAATGTGGCTTTAGGTGTTGAGTCTAATGGGAGTAACGCATTAGCAGATAGCAATACTTCAAAAGGCATTCTTAAGCTAGATTATTCTATCGAAGAGAAGTTAAGAATTATTGAAACACTATCTAGCGCGATTCAACGGAATGAGCCAATGATATACCCACACACAAAAGAGGCTGAAGGAAAACTTTTAGCCTTAATTCAAAGCATTTAAAACCACCTTAGTAGGTGGTTTTTTTATGGAGCATGAAAAATGCCAGAAGAGGACAATAATCCTAATCAGTACTGTTTTCAGCTTGGGCAACTAAGTGTTGATGCAGAACAAGAGGGTAAAAAGAAACGCACATTTTCAGGAACTGCGTATAGCGGTGAGGTTATTACCGACCACTGGTATTGGGATCGAATCATTTTTGATTTGGACTCTATGCAATTAAAAGGTCGTATACCTGCTTTACTCGAACATCGATCAAGCCAACGAGCTGGTGCAATCAATACACATTCAATTAGTCATCAAACTGGTTTAACGGTTTCAGGTGACTTGATGAGTAATGAATTTGGTACTCAGGTTGCTCAAGACTCCGATGATGGTTTTCCATGGCAAATGTCGGTGCGTATCGACCCCTCAGCCATTGAAGAAATTCAAGCGGGCTCATCAGTCTCGGTAAATGGGAAAAGTCATCAAGGGCCGATCACTGTATTCCGTGGCGGCCGCATCCGTGAAGTGTCCTTTTGTGCCTTGGGTGCAGATGACAATACAAACGCCGTGGCAGCAAGTCACGCACCTAAAAACTTTAATCAACCAGAGGACACAGACGTGACCGAATTAGAAAAGGCGCAAGCCCGTATTCAAGAGCTAGAGACTAAAAACTCTGAGCTTGAAACCCAAAACAAGCAGTTTGCTGCAGCAAAGCGTGAAGCAGAAATTACCGCTTTAGGTAAAGATCTTGGTAAGGAATTTAGTGCGGAAGATATTACGGAAATGAAAGCGCTAGATGACTCTGCATTTGCATTCTCAGCTAAACAACTTCGTCAATTCTCAGCAGGTAGCCAACCGCCAGCTGGTCAACAGCAGCAACAAATTCCATCACACTTTCAGCATCTGTTTACTCACCAAGCTACAGGTGGTCAGGGTGGGCAACAAGGGCCAAGCGGTAGTCAAGGTTCAGCGCTAGATCAGGCTTTCAGTAAATTCGCAGCCTCTCAGGAGCAAAAATAATGGGAACAATTACTCAAACGATCACATCAGAACAATTGGTCGTTGGAAATGGTGTACGCACTGAAAATGCAAAGGTCACCACCAATACAGCTTATAAGCGTGGTGATTTGCTTAACATCGATGCAGCTAACGTGGCTGGTCATCCAGTAGTTACGGGCGGCGTAATTGGTGATTGGAATGCTATCGCTGTCGCTGATTTCACAGCGGAGCAAGCAACCTACCATGCAGCGAATGACCTAGAAATGCCGATCTATGTACAAGGTCCTTTTGATGTGGCTGTGGTTACTGTCAATGGCGTGAAACTAACAGCAGGTCAGATGGATGCTGTTCGAGCACAAGGTTTAAACAATAAAATTGAACTACGTAAAGTAGTGGGGAATTAAGACATGGGTCAAATTTTTACTTTTCAGGACGCGCCCGTAGAGCTCCTAGATGTACCTCAGTTGGTGTTATTAACTGATAACACCCAGAAAGTTGATACTTGGCTGATTGATCGCTTTTTCCCTCAGCGCGTGTCTTACAATAAGAATGTAGTGCCTGTTGGTGAATTGAATACAGCCACTCCGCTTGCTCCATTTGTAACCCCGAATGCTGGTGCTCGACCAATTAAAGTTGAAGAGTCTGGTCACGTACAATTCGTTAAGCCAGCGTATTTAAAGCCAATGATGACAGTAACACCTGCAGATGTTCAAAATGCAGCATTAGTTACTCAATTGCGTAAACATGGTGTTATTGCAACTGGTTCAAACCGTCTAAGCGATGCTGATCTTCTTTTGATTGACCAAGCGCAAAAGGCTCTATATCTGCGTCAGTCTATTGATAACCGAAAACTTCTAATCGCACGTGATGTCTTGTTATATGGCAAGACCACATTTGCTTCGGCTGATTTTCCCAAATATGAAGTGGACTACCGTCGTAACCCTGCTTGTAATTTCTCTCCATTAATCAAATGGGGGCAATCGGGTGCAAAAGTGCTAGATGATATGCAGGCGATGATTGATCTATCTATTGAACATGGCGGTTCATCGCCAAATATGATCTTAACAAGTTCAAAAGTCTTTAATGCAATGAAACAAGATGCAGCGTTTGTGGCTAAGTTCGTAGCTCCATATGCAGGTATTAGCGTTCCATTAACACCGACTTTTGATCATAAAGATAAGCCTCAGTTCCGTGGTGTGGTGGACAATATTGAAATCTGGACATATGACGTTCAGCACAACATGGATGGTGCACCAGGTCGCTTTATTCCAGAAGACTTCTTTGGCTTGATTAATGATGCTAATGGTTGGATCGCGCACTGTGCTATTCAAAACCTAGAGGCATTTGGTCAAGCCTTGGAATTCTTCTTAACCCAAGATCAGAAAAAGAACCCGTCTAGCATTGAGCTGTTAGCTGAATCATCACCACTAGCAATCCCTAACAACAAGAACGGTCTTGTTGGTGGTCGCGGTTTTGTATAAGGAATAAAGCATGCCAAAGTACATTGCAAAACAGTCCCTCGGTCACTACCGACCAGGGCAAGAAGTTAAAGGGCTTGAAGAAAAACATCTTCAGGCCCTTTTAGCATCTGGAGCTATTGAAGAAGAAAAAGCTCCAGAACAACCTAAGGCGGATGGTACTGCTGCCCAGCTTGCAAGCCTTACTGCAGAAGTGGCAGAGCTGAAAGCAAATGAGGCAATCCTTATTGAGGGTAAGGATAAAGCCGATGCAGAAGTGGCAGAACTTCAAAAGAAGGTTGAAGGCTTGGAAAAGGCTTTATCTACATCCGAAGCCGCTCTAAAGAAAGCCACTGCCGAAGCCAAGAAATTGGCGTCAGCCGATAAGTAAGGTGACCTATGTACGCGACTGAAGCAAACCTAGTTGCGCGATTTGGTGGTGAGATTGATGAATTGAAGTTGATGCATGCAAGTGCATCAACTGCTGTTCAAGATGCCTTACAGGACGCAACAGAAGAAATTAATGGGTACATCGGTGGTCGCTATGCTTTACCTCTGCCAAATGTGCCCAGTAATTTAGAGCGAATGGCCTGTGACATTGCACGCTATCGTCTTTATTTCCAACAACCCACTGAAGAGGTGCGTAAGCGTTATGAAGATGCGGTTAGCTTTTTAAAGCTCGTTGCTACCAATAAAGCACATTTGCAAATTCAGAATGTGGAAACCAGCCAGATCGTGGATGACCAACCTAAAAACAAACCATCTACAGCCCCAGTAGGCACGACTTATACAGGTGGTGTTTTTGGTGATGATATCCTTGGAAAAATGCCGAGCATTAAGTGAGGTGACGCATGCCAGGCGCATTAATTGAAATTCGTGCCGATGGTGACTCAGCGATCTCTAAAGCCTTAAGTTTGTATGCAGATGTTGAAAAGCGTCAGTTAAGGCTTTACGAGCGCATGGGTGCCAGCTTGGTGGAGAATATCCGCGATCGCTGGTCTCGTGGTGAGGGCTTATACGGCAAGTGGCCATTATCCGTCAGGGTGATGCGCCAAGGCGGTACCACGCTTCGCGATACATCGCGTCTAATGAACTCTATCACCAACAACAACATCAGCAATGGTTTTGAGGTTGGTACAGACGTTGAGTATGGTGCGATCCACCATTTCGGTGGTGAAGTCAAACATGAGGCTCGTCAAAGCACGGTTTACTTCCGACAGAACCAAAAGACCGGTGTTGTCGGTAATCGTTTTGTACGTCAAACACGATCTAACTTTGCTCAAGACGTGACCGTTGGTGCTTATACCGTGAAAATGCCTGCACGTGCTTGGTTGGGTTTAACTGTAGATGACGAGCAGGATTTATTAAACATTGTTGAGGATGTTGTGCTAGATGAGCGATGAAAATCTATATGCGGTACGAGATGAAATAGTAGCGCGCCTCGAGCAATTCATGGATGAGTGGGGTGTAAAGAAAATCTATACCCCTAAGAATCTCGGCATGACGACTGAGCTATCCCAAGTCACCCCCAACATCCAAGTTAATTTTCGCCGTACCAAAAGCGCAGGAGTGGTGAGTAAGGGTGATGCACTTAAGCTGAAGGTGGTCTGGGAAGTGACAGCTTGTTGCAAGCATGCAGCATCTCAGGTGACAGATGGTTCTAAAGCATTCGATATGGCTGGTGATCTAACCATTAAGATCATTAAAAAATTGAGTGGCTGGGAGCCTGAATCCAGTGCTGAACCACTGATTTATATAAATACAGAGGAAGACATTTCTAAAAGCTGTGTCTACTCAACTGTGGTTTTAGAGTCTGAGCTATTCATTCAAACCGAACCTGATTAAGGAATCTTATGAAAACGCAATACAAAGCCCTAAAGCCCATTGGTCCTTGGGTGAAAGGTCAAATTGTGGGTGATTTACCACAAGAAAAAATTAAACAACTTTTAGATGATGGAGTGATTGAAGCAATCAAGCCTGAGGTAAAAGCAGAAGCTAAACCAAAAACAAAAGAGGTGCCTGCGAATGGCTAAGAAGTACATTTCATTGCGCGGTAAGTTCTCCCTTGCCCCGATTGTTGAAGGCGTTGTTGGTGCCATGCGTGAACTTGGCAACATTCCTGACTTTACGCTTGAAATCACAGCTGACAAAATTGAGCATACCGAGTCCATGTCAGGTGATGATACGACCGATTTGGTGCTATACAACACCACTGCAGTTTCATTCAGTGGCACACTCGAGCAGGTTGATGCTGATAATCTGGCATATATCCTGTCGGGTAAAAATGTAGCTGTAGCGACCAAAACCGTAGCTGACCATGATTTAGGCGCGGTCACCAAAGGTCAGAAGATCAAGCTTGATGGTTTTAATTTGACTACACCAACAGTGACTGATGGTGCATCAACACCAATTCCTATTGAATCAACGAAATATAAGCTAGATGCGGTTTATGGCACGATTGAGTTTCTTGATGATTTGCCGAAAGTTGTGATTGGCTATACCACTGGCGCCGTGACACACACCACGATCGCATCTGACTTTGGCAAAGAATATGCATTGTTCTTTGAAGGCATTGATAAGATCAGCAAAGACAAAGTGTTCTTAGCTTTGCACCGTACAATTAAAGCGCCCGATTCGAGCTTTGGCCTAATTCATGAAGAATT